TAGATTCCGAATGTGCAGAATGTGGTACCCTTGTTACTGCACCTACACCCCTAGATTTAGAAGTATAAGGAGAATAATGGCACAAAAGAAAACATCTGAAAGAAATACTAACAGATCAAATGGCAAGGCAATAAAACAAAATCCTAAAGAACCTAATATTGGTGCTACAGGTAAAAGTCGTGGTGGCTATAACTTAATTAAAAGACCAGACAAGGCTGCTGCATGGGATCCATTTAAAAAACGTGCTGCTCGTAAGGCTCGTAGAAAAGCGGCCAACCTAGCCTACAAGCATGGAGTAAGAACAGGTCAACTTAAGAGGTCTACAGCAAGTGCAGATTCGTAAGCATAAAGACTATCGTGTTAATGATCTTGCAGAATTTATAGAGCACTTGCAGGATGTAAAATATCACATAAGACCATTTGAAATGGCAGAGGCTATAGTCCCTTTTATGGATGATTTGCGGGGCAAGGATTATGCTAGAAAAATTCAAGACTATGTAAAGTCTGATTTTAATTTTCAATCAAAGGATAAGGTATAATAATATTATGTATGAATATCATGTAAAGAAAGTTTATAAAGTAGTAGATGGAGATACGATCGATGTTGACATTGACTTGGGCTTTAATGTTTCTTACTTCCAACGTGTCCGCCTTGCAGGCATTGACACCCCAGAATCTCGCACAACAGACACATATGAAAAAGAATTAGGACTACAGTCTAAAGAATGGCTTAAGAAGAAATTAGAAGGTGCCGAAGGCATTGTTATTAAAACACAAAAGCCAGATTCTTCTGAAAAGTATGGTCGAATTTTAGGTGATCTTCACATTAAAGGTTATGATAAATCTCTTAATCAAATGATGGTAGAAGAAGGTTATGCATGGTCTTATATGGGTGATACCAAAGTTAAAGACTTTCCAGCACTGTTAGCAAAAAGAAATAATAAGGCATAGTTATGCAAGATATTCCATGGACTTTTGGAATAATAACAACATATCAAGATAAAGATAGACTATTACATATTATTAAAAGCATTCGTGATTTAAACATTCCAGAGTATGAAATACTATTTGTTGGTGGTGGAGATAGTGAAGGTATATCAGGTCCAGATATTCGTAAGGTAGACTTTGATGAAAATCAAAAACCAATGTGGATCACTAAAAAGAAAAACATATTAGCACAAGAATCTAAATATGACAATGTAGTTATTATGCATGACTATCATGTGTTTGATATTAATTGGTATCAAAGTTTTAAAGAATTTGGAACAGATTGGAGCATTTGTTCTTGTCCTCAATACTTAATTACAGGTGCTAGAAATCCAATGGATTGGTCTTTATGGGATAAACCAGGCCACGGTAGAGCATGGTCATTAAACTATGATGACTGGTCACAAACACAGTATATGTATATATCTGGTGGATTTTTTATAGTTAAAAAGCACGTTATGATAGAAGAACCTTTAGATGAATCTCGTGGTTGGAACGAAGAAGAAGATGTGGAATGGTCAATGAGAGTTCGTAATAAATATGTAATGAAGTGTAACGGAAAGGCAATTGTTAGACATAACAAATGGCATAGACATGCAGGTCCAAATCCAAATGAACAATAAACTAATTATATTTGATCTTGACGGGGTATTGATAGATTCAAGAGATATTCATTATGATGCTTTAAACAGTGCATTAGTAAAGATTAATCCTAAGTTTGTTATAACTAGAGAAGAACACTTATCAAAGTATGATGGACTTGGAACCACAATGAAGTTAAAAATGTTAACAGAATTAAAGGGTTTGCCAGTAGAGTACCACGATCAAGTTTGGAAAGAAAAACAAAAACAAACAATAGATATTTTGCAAAAGTTACCAGTAAATAAAACAGCCTTATCGATAGTTAAAAAATTAAAACAAGATGGTTGGAAAATTGCGGTAGCAAGTAATGCAATTAGAGAAACTGTTATAACAGCATTAGATGCAATAGGCATATTAGGATATATAGAATACATTGTAAGTAATGAAGATGTTAAGCATCATAAGCCATATCCTGAAATGTACTGGAAATGCATGACAGCATTAAATGCTTTGCCTCAAAATACAATTATTGTAGAAGACTCTCATATTGGTAGACAAGGGGCTATAGCCTCTGGAGGGCATCTATATGGCATTAAAGATGCAGACGACTTAGATAAGGATAAATTCTTTGATATGATAGATAGATTCGAAATGAAAGGAAAAAACCAAGTGCCCTGGAAGAATGAAAAGATGAATGTGCTTATACCAATGGCTGGTGCTGGATCTAGATTTGCACAGGCAGGATACACTTTTCCTAAACCATTGATTGAAGTAAAAGGTAAGCCTATGATTCAAATGGTTGTAGATAATTTAAATATAGATGCTCATTATATATTTATAGTACAAAAAGAACATTATGAAAAATATAATTTAAAACAAGTACTAGGATTGATAAAACCTGGGTGTGACATTGTTACAATAGATAAAATAACTGAGGGTGCTGCAGTAACAACTTTATTAGCAAAAGAATATATAAATAATGAAGAGCCACTACTAATTGCTAACTCAGATCAAATAGTTGAATGGAATAGCAATGAGTGTCTTTACGCATTTGGTGCAGATGAAATTGATGGTGGTATTTTGACCTTTAAAGCAACTCATCCAAAATGGTCTTATGCTAAAATTGGTGACAACGGATTTGTATCAGAGGTAGCAGAAAAAAATCCTATTTCAGATAATGCAACAGTGGGTATTTATTATTGGAAGCATGGATCAGACTATGTTAAATATGCTTACGAAATGATAGATTCGAATATTAGAACAAACAATGAATTTTACGTTTGTCCAGTATTCAATCAAGCAATACAAGATGGTAAAAAGATAAGAGTAAAAGAGATAGAAAAAATGTGGGGTATAGGAACCCCAGAAGATTTAAACTACTACTTGGAGAATAACTAATGAATAGAAACAAACAAGATTATCTAAACATGCAAAATAAATATTATGATCAATATGCTGCGATATGGAGTCTACAATTTAAAGATCCAGTAGTTGGATCATATGATGGTCACAATAATTGGGCAGACTACGACACATATTTGTTTAAAGACTTTGATACAACAGGAATGGTGGCCTTAGACTACGGCTGTGGTCCAGGTAGAAACTTAGTTAAATTTAACAATAGATTTAAAAGAATTGATGGAGTAGATATATCTAGCATTAATTTGGAAAAGTCAAGAGTAAACTTAGAATACAACAATATGCCTATTCCCAACCTATATCATACATCTGGGGATAATCTATCGATGATAGAGGATAGTGTATATGATGTTATGTTTGCAGTTATTTGTTTTCAACATATTTGTGTACATGAAATTAGATTTAATATATTAAAAGAAGCATATCGTGTACTAAAACCAGGTGGAAGACTTTGTTTTCAAATGGGATATGGTGGAAAAGAAAATATTCCTACGGCAAAATACTATGATAATGTTTATGAGGCAGCAAGCACAAATGGTCATGCAGATGTTAGCATTACAGATGAAGAAGAATTGAAGGATGACTTACTAAATAAGATAGGATTTAAAAACTATAAATCAGATCTTAGACCAACTGGCCCTGGCGATAATCATCGTCAATGGATCTGGGTTCAAGTTGAAAAATGATTTACATAGCACATCGTGGTAATTTAAACGGACCAATACCAGAACAAGAAAACAATCCAGAGTATATAGACTATGCACTTTATCATGGATTTGATGTAGAAGTTGATCTTAGAGTTTCTAATGGAGTTTATTATTTAGGTCACGACAAGCCACAATATAAAATAGATTTGGCTTGGCTAGAAGATAGACAACATAAACTTTGGATACACTGTAAGAACAACGAAGCATTATCTGTCTGTATGGATAACTATTTGCATTGTTTTTTTCATAATACAGATGACTATACAATAACAAGTAACTCATATGTTTGGGCTTACCCAGGCAAATTAAAAGCATCAGAGTCATGTATCTTAGTAATGCCAGAACTGGGGCACGGAACAAAGTTTCTTAAAGGATACGGATATGCTGGAATATGTTCAGACTACATAGAAAAA